TCTTAATTTAGAATTAGGACCAGGAACTGCTTGTGCGTGTAACCACGAACCTTCGTGTAAATAATATCCATCTTGTTTTAAACCGGGTATTTCATTATTTGCAATAGCATTCATAACTTCTGTTACATTATGATTTTTAAATTGAATATCAAAAGCTTGTCCAGATTTATGTTTAGATTCTGATTTACCGCCAACTTTTGAATTTAATTCATTTCCTCTAAATCCTGAAGATAAAAATGCATCTGGATATGCTCTAAAAATAGGTGTTAAAACAGAATCATATGAAGACAAAACATTAGATTGAACTGATGAAGAATTATATAATTCTGTAATATTTCTATCTACTAAATAAGGATAAGAATTAGAATAAGATACTTGAGAAAATATATCATTTTTATCTGATAAAACAACATCATTTGGAACTTTACCATATCCTGGATTTTGAACACCTTGAACGTCATTTTCTCCAGATACTGAATCTGAAACTTTAGACACATCTCCAGAAGTTGGTGCTAAATCATCTAATTTTAAATCAGATACATTCACAGGTTCTTCTGAACCCAGAACTTTCGTAACATCAGGTAAAACTCCCATATCATCTGCTAATAGCATTGCATCTATTCCGGCAGATATTGCTGTTCCTGCACCAGGAAATAATCCAGCTATGCCAGAAATGATAGCTGCACCAGCTTTTGTGTAATCACCATCTGCTAAATATCTTAATGCCTGTGGTATAGATAATAATAAACCAATTACTGGAATTTTTTTAAAAATATATTTTATTGCTCCACCTAAACCCAATTTTTTAGCAAAAGTTGCAAAATTACTAGATAATTTCGAAAATCCGTCAACAACTTTAGAACCAAGCCAAGTCAATGGAGATTTTCCATCTATATTAGGCAAAATAGAATCAAATAAATCCATACCTTTTTTTATAATTCCGCCACCAGGTAAAAAATCCATAAAACCTTTAGCAACTTTTGAATTTATTGCGATATTAAAATATTTTTTTGCTCCATCAACAATAGGTGCTCCATATTTTTCTAACCAATCAATAAATGGACCAACTAATTTAGAATTTACAAATCCTTTGGCTGTTTGCCATCCGCTTGTTACCAAACCTTTTGTATAATCATATCCTGCTTTTACGACATCCACTGTTTCATTTGCAACTTTGACGGTTGAATCCCATGTTTCTGATGCAAATGTTTTGGTTTTGTCCCACCAAGAAACTGCCTTTTCAGCTGCTGGAGCAACAAAATCTTTAGTCGCAGATACTGCTGTTTTAACTGTTTCTGAATTTTTAACAGAATCTACTGTAGATGAAACGGTTGATGATATTTCTCCCCATACTGATTTTGCACCTGATACAAGAGATTTACCAACAGATTTAGCTCCATCTACAACAGCCGCTCCAGCTTTTACAGCTGCGTCTTTAATACCACCCAATAAAGGTGAAACATAACCCCATATTTTTCCTAATCTCTCAGACCAAATTGCCCATTCTTTAGAGAAAAAATTACCTATTTTTGGAATCCATTTTTGTCCAAATTCTATTGCTGTTTTTAAACCATCAAATAATGAAGATCCAAAAGATTTTAAAGATTTAATTAAAGGAACAGATTCCAACAAATCTTTAAACCATGTTAATAATTTAGTTGAATTAAAGAATAATCTTATAGCTGATGCAATTTCAGGTAAGAAAAATGATGCTAATCCAGCTAATCCTGCTATTCCCAAACCTGTTCCTGAATTTTCTGATACTTCTTGAGATTTTTCTGTTTTAGAATTTGCTTTAGAAACAGGAGTTGGTGTATTGTGTTTAATAGATGTATCTTGATTATCTATCACTTTATTAACAAATGTTTTTAAGGTTGTATTTGTTTCTTCTAATTGTTTTAATATAGCAGCACCAAATCTATTTTGAACTTCTGTGTTTAATTTTGAATAATCTGAAACTCCGTTTGTTTCAATTTCTAGTGCTTTTGTAAAAACATTTACACCATCTAAAGCTTTTAAAGTATTATCTACAACACTAGATTTTTTTTCTTCTTTTTTATTTTCTTCTTTTTTAGATTCTGATTTAGAATCAGATTTAAAAATATTAGAAACAGATGTTTTGATTTTTTGTGGAGTTACTCCAGCATTTTTTAATCCGGCCAATAAAGCTCCGGCTGTTACACCTAAATCTTCCATTTTAAAATCTAAATCTTTCGTTTTTACTGGAGTTGTATCAGTCGAAAGTCCAGAATCCTGATTTATATTTACAGATCCAGAAACATCTATATCTTTACCTATAGATGCTGTTTTAAAATTTTTAGCCATATTATAATAATCAGAAGCTTTTGTTCCATTTGCATCTGTTCTATCTTTTTTTCCATAAATTAGATCTTTCATTCCTCCTGTGCCAAGCAAGTGTGATGCAGCGGTTCTACCGAATGTTTCTTCTGTAGATAAATTATTATTTTTATTAATGGTTGCAAATAATCTTTTAAAGTGAACATCGGCTATTTGTTCTTGTAATTCTGGATCATTTAAAAATCTTTCTTTACCGCCTTTAATTGTCCAGTTATCTTCATTAGCTAAAAATGCTTTTTGAGATCCTTGTTTTTTGTCCCATGGACGTTTTAATAATCCTAAATCATATAATCTTGGTGCACCAAATTGATATCTACCTAAAAAACCACCAGAATTTTCTGCCTTATAATTTCCTCTTGATTCTCTATAAGCAATTAATTGTTTAAAACGTTGATAATCTTTATCATCTATAGCCATTATTAAACTCTTTTATCTTATTTATCTGAATAATTTTTAAATATAGTGCAACTTGTGCAAAAATTTAATAAAAACCTAAACTTAAAGTGTTATAATTGTTTCAAATATTTTAAATAAGGAGACAAAGATGATACCAACAGTTAGAGAAAAGAAAGAAGTTTTTGTTACAAAATATGATACTCAAATTGCAGATAAAACATATACTGTAACATTTCAAGATACAAAAGAAAAAGATTATACAATAGATGACATTATAGAACATATTCTAGAAAATGTAATAAATGCTGAAAGTTATGCTAGATATACAAATCAGAAATATTGCACAGAAATTATTTTAAATTTAAAAGAAGGTGTTTTAGAAAATACTAATACAGTAAATATGTTACTTAACCCTAAAGAAAATGAAGAATTTTTTAAAGATTTAGGTCTTACTTTTTATGATTATGAAGAAGCATATTATTTTGATAATGGTGAATTAAATTTAAATGTTTTAGGAAGTATTTTAGCTAAATTTATAAAAGTTCAAAATAATATTAATCCTAAATTTAAAATAGGTGATAAATTAGTCATGTTAAGAGAAGAAGACAGATATGTTAGCGATGTTTTTAAAGTAGAAGACATTTATAATGGAATGTATTGTTTTCCATATAATGAAATAGAAATAGAAGAAGTCAATAAAGAATTTATTAATATTGAAGATGTTTTGTGGTATTTTGAAGCAAAAGTCCTAGATCCAAATGGTGACGAACATTGGATGAAAAGTATTGCTGAATATGATATTTTCAATAAAAGAATGACAATAAAAGAAGCTAAAGAATACATTAATGAAGAAGTAGATTATTATACAATAGTTGATGTAAAACCTATTTATAATCTTGGATTTTTAACTAAATAAGGTTTTAAAATGAATACATTAAAAAATTATTTTTTAGCTAATGAAGTAACAGAAAGATTAGGAATTTCGATAGCAAATATATCATCTCCTAATCTTTTATACAGAAAAGATGATGAAACGGTTTGGTTAAAAAGAGGTAATTGCATTTTTAATTCATTATATAATATTGATCATTTATCTAAAAACACACAATCATTTATTAGAAATAATGAATTGATGGATTGTTCAAAATTAATTCCAGTTAGTTATTTAATACAAGAATTAAAAACAAATGAGCTTAATTTACAAATATTTGGTAAAATAGAATTTAAATATGGTAAAAAATTATTATTTTTAAATTCTTTTGGTGACAAAATTTTTAATAAAAAAATTAATGATGTTTTACCAATAGAAGAATGCAAAGAGTTAAAACTTTCAGGCGATATAGAAGACTATATTCCATTAAACAAAAAAGATGCTTTATACTATTATTAAGGAGATACTATGGATTTTATGTTATGTAATTTAATTTTAACTAATGCAGATATGAATTATTTTGCAATGTTGTTGAATGATTTAGATTTAGATCAATTGTTACTAAATAATCTAATTCCTGGTTTATAAGTAATAAAATAATTACAATTTAAATAAATATAGGAGATAATATGAATATTAAATCTGAAAAATGGTTAAACAGATTTATGAAAATAGCAGAAGATGTTTCAGAGTGGTCAAAAGATCCATCTTCAAAAATAGGTGCAGTAATAATTTCTGATACAGGTAGAATTCTTGCTACTGGTTACAATGGATTCTCTTCAAGATTTAATGATACAGAAGATTTATATCAAAATAGAGAATTTAAATATTCTAGAATAATTCACGCTGAAATGAATGCTTTAATAAATGCATTAAATTATGGGATTAATATTGATAATTCTTTATTGTTTGTTTATGGTTTACCAGTGTGTAATGAATGTGCAAAAATTATATCTAATACAAACATTAAAACTGTTGTTATGAAATATAAACATTCTGAAAAATGGGAAGAATCTTTTAAAATAACTAAAGAAATTTTTAAAGAATGTGGAATAGAAGTAATAGATTTAAACAAACTTTAAATTTAAAATGTTATAATAGTTATAAATATTTAAAAAAGGATATAGAAAATGAAATACAATAGAGATTTCAACATAAAGAAAAACATAGAAAGAGAGATAGATCTTTCTACAAAAGTTGTTGCTTCTAAGAAGTATAAAAAAGATAAATACATTAAAAAGAACATGAAAAATTTCATGTTTGATTAAGGAATACGTAAATGCCAAATCCATTAAATGTATTTTTTACATTAGCAATTGAATATGATTTTGCTGGTTCTGGATATTCAGATGATTATGAAAGAATTGAAAATACAAATATTGTATTAGCAAATAATAGATCTGATACAGAAAAGTTTTTTACTATTGAATTATCAGCAACTCCAAACGATAAGACGCTAATAAAAAAGGTTAATAGAATAACGTTTTTGGATGAAAATGAACAACCAGTAAATGTTTTAGTTGTAACAGTGGTAGCAAATAGTTCATCAGGTGCTTTAGTTGATTATGTAAAAGCCGAATTAGGTAAAAAATATAAAATAAAAGCAAAAATTGAATTTATTGGAACTGATGATAATACATATACAGAAGAAACAAATTTTGTGTCATTTACAACTATTGAAAAATCTGATTTTGTAGAAGTTGATAAAATTCAAATATTTTTAGATAATTCTACAGAATTTGGTAAAAAATTTAAATCAATTAATATACCAATGATTCCATTAGTGTTTAAAAATGAAACAAAAATGGTTGTATCTAAAGCTGATTTATTAAAATTTATTGTTAAACAAGATTGTATAAATCCTTTAGCATACTATGAAAAAGAATATGTAACAGATGTTTTCGGAACAATTACTGGTAAAGTTGAAACAGACTATAAAGGTAAAGCTTTTTATAAAGGTTCTGATTTAATTGAATTTTTAAAACACTAAGATGATTAAAGGAGATTTTATGAATGAAGAATTGTTAAAGGCATTAGAAGAATTAGTCTTATCACTTAGAGATTATATGGAAGATAAGATACAATATAATAATGATAATATTGATATTTGGTTTTTTAAAAATATAAAAGAAAATTGTGATAAATTTTTATCATTAATACCAGAAGGAGAATAAAATGTTTGTGTATTTTATGAAAGATGATGTTAAACATTATATAAGAACAGTTAAAAGTTATGAAGAATTTCAAATTTTACAGAATGAATTTAAAAATATCAAACTTTACATTGAAGATTAACTATGAGAATAGATTTAAAATTTAATGATGAAACCATAGATATTTTAAGTTCATATTTGAAGTTAAAATATAATGACTATTTTTGGAATGGGACAAACATTAAAGAATTATCTGATGAGCATATACATAATATTATTAATTATGTTTACAATTCAATAGATGATGAAGATGATGAACCAGATGATCCATGGGCATTAGAAAATTGTTATTTTTAAAGGTTAAAGATGTATCGAAAAATCAAAGTTCAGAAATCTAAAATTAGAATTCATTTTGAAAATTATTTTTTATTATATTTTGTAATTATATTTAATGTTTGTTTTTACACATTTACAATCATTAATTATAATGAATCTATTACTAAAATAAAAAATACTTATAAATCTTCTATTGATTTAGCAATTGAAGAAAATAAAAATTTGAATATTATTATAGAAACTTATAAATCTAAAATTGAAAAATTAGAAAAAAGATCTTTTAATACAAGAATTTCTAAAGCAATTTTAAATGATATGAGTAAAATAGATTATATTTCAGAAAACGAGAAATTAAAAATATTTAATTCTATAATTAAAAATTCAGAAATATATAATATTAATCCTATTGTTCTTTATTCTGTTTTATACACAGAATCTTCTTTAAAACCATATATGGAACATAAAGAAACATATATACCATCTTTAAAGAAAAGAATAAAAGCAGTAGGATTAGGTGGAGTTGTTTGGGAATTTTGGAAAGATGATTTAAAGAAAAACAATATAGCTCAAACAAGACAAGATTTGTTTGAAATAGAAACAAATATTGCAGCATCTGCTTATATTTTGAATACATATAAATCTCAAAATCAATTAGATAAGGCAAAAACAAATGTTGATTCTATGTTAATGAGATATTATGGTTCATCTAGCGCAAATTATGAAGGAAAAATTTATAAAAAAATTGGTCAATTAATGTTTATTGATTAAAAACACCAAAAAAGGCCTTAAAAGATAAATAATCTTATAAATTAATTTAAATTATAAGGCCTTTAAAATGTCAAATAGAATAGAAAAAATGAAAGTTGGTCTTTCTAGGGGAGGAGCAGCTAAATCATCTAAATATAGAGTTTTATTTTCACTCCCTAACGAAGTAACCAAAACCACTGATGTAGAAACAATGAGCTTTATGTGTAAGGCTGCATCGTTTCCATCAGTAACAATAGGACAAATAGAAGTTTGGAATCAAGGCAGAAAACTTCCAATTCCTGGAGATACTTCTTATGAAACAACATGGAATTTAACATTTTATAATGATGTTGAACATTCAGTAAGAAGAACATTCTTATCTTGGATGGCTGCTACTGATAACTTCCAAGAAAACTGGCATTCAGGTAATCCTGGTGGATTATTTGTGGATATGACAGTCCAACAATTGGATAGTCAAGAAAATCCAACAGCAGTGTATACCTTCCACAACGTGTGGCCCCAAAATGTTGCTGAAATTCAAGTAACAGCAGATGGTGTTGATCAAATTCAAGAATTCGACGTGACACTGAGTTTTTCAGACTGGATAGTAGGTGTGGACGAGAAAAATGATCCTAAGAAATTAATCAATAATGCTGCTACTAACGTTGTAGCTTATTCATAATTTTAAAATTAATCGAGGTTTTAATTGCAACATTAGAATCTCGATAATCACTTTATCCATTCAAATTTTAACCAAGATAAATAATTTACACGAGATTCCTATTCGAGATAATATCAAGATTAGGTTTCTGTGCTTGTCAATTTGCTTTTAAAGCAAAATTACAAAATTGATAAGACATGGTGTAATTCAAAGAAAGGTTAAAATAAAATGGCTAATGGCTCGTTTTTAAGTCCGAGTGTTATAACAACAGAGACGGATCTCTCACAAGTTGTAGCATTCGAAGGCACATCAGTTACAGTTTTTGGTGGCAATTTTACTAAAGGCCCTATAGGTTTTTATCAAGTTGTCGACTCAGTCGAAAATTTGAGAGATTTATATGGTGATCCGACAAAGAAAAATTATAATGAATGGATGCAGTGTTATAACTTCTTGCAATATTCTAATACTCTTTTAGTTTCAAGGGCTGCAAATTTAGATGGTGATATTAAATTATTAGAAAATGTTTCATATGAATCTGATACATTCTTCTTACAAGATATTAAAACAAAATTAAATCTTAAAGTATATAAACAAAATGGTGTAGATATATCTTTTGAAAAAACTGATTTATTTAAAGTGAATGATAGAATTTCAGTAATGGAATTACCACAAACATTTAAAATTAAATATTTAAGAGATGAACAAATAGATGTTATGGAAAGAGATCCAAATGATCCAACAAACGTTGTTCTTCAAACAGTTAAAAAAGATGTAACAACAGTTACATTTGATACAATTCCAGAACTTCATGATGGAGATTATATCTATAAAATAACTGAAGCTGTTCAACCAAAAGGCAATAAAATAAGTTTAAGAGGTCAAGTAAATCTTAAACCAGGTGAAATTATAGGTTTTTCTGATTCTAACATAGATCCATTATTTAGGGTTTTAACTTCTGAAATAGCTTTAATAAATGGTCAATACTTTACAAATATTTCTTATATTGGTAGAGATGATGATTCTCAAATTGTATCTGCTACAACTGGTGGTAAAGTTTATAAATTAGAAAGAACTCAATCTGCTTGTGCAGAAGTTAGCGTAGATGGATCAGAAGTAGATGTTAATCTATTAGATACTGTCGAACACACTGTTCCAAATTATACAACATTTGATGAATTGCAAAAATCTTTACCGTTTGTTTCTGAAACATCTAAATTAAAAATCTTTGCAAAAACTCCTGGTGCATGGGGTAACTTATTAGAAGTTGCAATAGCAAATCCAGAAGATTTTAATAAAGGTAAAGAAGCTAAAGATGGTATTTCATTAGATTCTTTATATGAATATATTCCTGATGTTGGAACATTTGGATTAATGGTATTCTATAAAAATCAATTAGTAGAAACATTTACTGTTTCATTTAATGAAAAAGCTAAAGATGATATGAATAATTCTTTATATATAGAGAATGTTATAAATAAGAAATCTAATTATATTTTAGTAAATGTAAATGAAGCAAATTTACAAACTAAAGTTGTATCTAGATTAGAAGATAATATTATAAATTTATATAAAGGCTCAGATTCAGAGGCTGGTAAAGATGATATTATTGATGCTTATAATGTTTTTGAAAACAATGAAGAAGTTGAAATAGATATAGTTATGGCAAATGAAATATATCCGCAAGCTGCTGCAGAATTAGTATTAAAAAGATTAGATTGTGTAGCATATATTGCTGCTCCTAAAGAAGTGAGTGTTGGATTAAAAGCCACAGAAGCAACTAGAAAACATTTAGAATGGAGAAAAGAACTTAACTATAATTCATCTTATATAGCTATTTTCTCTAACTATAAATATCAATATTCACCGGATTTAGATAAAAATGTTTGGATAAATTTATGTGGTGATATTTGTGGTATTACCGCGAAAGTAAACTTTGAAAATGGCTCACACTGGGCTTCAGCCGGTTTAAATAGAGGTATTATTAAAAATGTTGTTAAATTAGCAAATTCATTCTCATTAACAAATAGAGATGAATTATACAAAAATCAAATTAATCCAATCGTAACATTCCCTAATCAAGGAAGTGTTGTATGGGGTAATAAAACATCTCAAACTAAGGCAAGTTCGTTTGATCGTGTAAACACAAGAAGATTGTTTAATGAAATGGAAAGAGCTCTTGCTAAAATGAGTAAATACCAATTATTTGAGTTCAATGATGCATTTACAAGAAATTATATTTCAAGTATTATTAAGCCTTATCTTGCAGGCAAGAAAGCAGCTAGAGCATTAACCGACTTCTTAGTTATCGTGGACGAAACAAATAACACACCATCTGTTGTTGCTAACAATCAGTTAATTATCGATATTTATATAAAACCTGTGTATGTTGCAGAATGGATAATTTTACATTTCGTCAATGTCGGAACAAATGACTTTAGTATAGCTATTTCTAAAGCTTAATTTTAAAAATAAAGGAGTATTTTTACTCCTTTATCCATTCACCTATGATACTCAAACTTTAAATTTCCGCAATCATATATTCTTCTATAATTATTATTGAACATATTTTCTGCTTCAGAAAGACTTTCATCATATACTTCTAATATATTTTTTAACTTATGTTTCTGGAATTTAACTCTAGAGTATAAATTAAATTCATTTGGCTTAAAATAAAAATAATTTGGAGATGTTTTTTCTAAAAAAGTAAATCCGAGAATTTTATATATTTCACCATTAGAAAATCTTCTATTTGCATAAGTTATCACTGATTTTGGATTATATTTGTTAACAAAATATTTCCAAAGCTTTGATGCACCACCTACAACTGTATAATTTCTTTTTGAAGCAAAACGTATAAGTTCATATTCATATTTTTTATTAAATCTAGGTTTAGAGAAAGTCATAACAGAAACTAATTCATCTTCATAAAACAATCCTACATTAATTTTTGCTTGGCAAAAACCTTGTAAATGATTTTTATTTAAAAAAGTAACAGTTTCAGAACTTTTTAACTCTTTAATTATACATTTGCGAGCAAAAATTTTATTATTTAATCCTAATTTAGAGTTAATCATAGACAACCATAAATCTAAATCTTCGCCTTCGAAAATATGAAATAATTGAATATTGTTTTTTAAACAAAGTTCAGTCTTTTCCAAATGATATGATTTATCTGTGTTTCTAAACATTGAATGTTCAGAATTGCCTTCTGAATGAAACATTAATCCATCATATTCAATAGCTAAGTTATAATCTGGAATATAAATATCTAATTCTTTACCTAAATGATGATCATTAAAGATTTTATTTTCTATATTAATTAGATTGAATATAAATTGCTGAGTTTTACACGTATTAGATTTATTGGGTTCTGTTATATTAAATAGTTTTTTGTATTTATTTGCTGTTTCGGGTCCAAAGTTAAAATGTAAACAACTTTCTTCAACTAAGAATCTATCTTCTTTGATCAAATTATTTCTAAAATATTCTTCATTAAGATCTTCTAAATTTATAAAACATCTTTGTTTTGAATTTTCAACCCCATATTTCTCTAATGATGTTTGTT